GGCTTCTTTGTGCTTGTCTTTGGTTGCTTCTTTTAGATTCATTATAATATCCTTGGAGTTTGTTTTATTATGTTTAACGTACTTGAGTACAACGCAACATCTTCTTTTACAAAATCATACTCTACCTACAAACCAGTGATTGGGATTGGTAGAGATGGTATCATCAACCATTGTGATGATTACGTTTATAGACCAGAAATGTTTAGACCTATAGCAAAGAGCCTTGAAGCAGTAGCATTAATGCGCTCCAAGGGTTATAAGATAGTCATCGTTCACAATCAACCAGGGATTAGTAAAGGTTTGTTTAGTTCTCAGGACGTAGATTCTGTTCATCAATACATGTTAAAATTACTTGGTGAAGCTGGTTGTCCATCAATCGATGCTATTTATTACTCAACAAGTAACTTAAAAGAAGATGATTACGCCATTCCAAACACTGGTATGTTCAAACGCTGCGAGAGAGAAAATCCACATATTGACTTTAGTAAAGGCTGGTATGTAGGTGATTGTATCAATGATTTGAAGGTTGCGCAGAAGATAAGCTCCAAACCAATACTGGTCAGAACAGGTAAAGGTAACGAAACCGAAACCAATCTGAATAAGTTTTCATACAAAGAGTTGAAAAAGAAAACCGAGATCTTCAACTCCTTGTATGATTTTGCTAATAGCTTAACTTAAACATATTTTTGATAACGATCAGCTTACCATACTCAGGCAAATACAGGTATTCAATCTGAGAGTTCTTTAGTGTGTTGATAGCGTCCTGAAGCGTCTCAACTAGAGGATCGCCACCCAGATTGAAACTAGTATTGAAGAGCATCGGGACATTTTTTTCTTTATTGAATGCGCTGATTAGATTATAGAAATGCTCATTCTGTTCCTTGGTAACTGTTTGTATTCTACAGGTGTTATCAACGTGGATTACACTAGGAACTTTCTTTTCAACACCTTCTCTGCAGTTGACTGCATACATCATAGAAGGTGACTCTTTCATACCACGAAGATCAAACCATTCGTCAGCGTGCTCAGCCAATACTGTTGCAGCAAACGGTCTGAAGTATTCACGACGCTTGACCTGGTTAACAAAATCCTTACCATCCTCGAATGTAGGGTCAAACAGAATAGAGCGATTACCCAATGCTCTTGGTCCATTTTCTGAACGACCCTGGAACATAGCAACGATGTTTTTGTCAATCAATAGATCGACGATCTTTTCATAATCAGCATTTACAACCAAGACATTTTCGTCTAAATCTATTAGTGCATCGAAGTCATCAAACTCATACTTCGGACCGAGGTAAAGAGTTTCGTTTCTCTCGCGCACGGGAGCTTCTTCATTGGTACCGTGATAGACCATAAAGGCAGCACCCATAGCCGTACCAGCATCATTACTTACTGGTTCAACATACAGGTTGATACCGAGCTTGTTCAATTCCGAGAGATAGAAATAATTAGCCACGCAGTTGAGAGCGTATCCTCCACTCAGAACAACGTTTTTGTTTCCTGTGCGTTCAACTGCTTTCTTGATCAACTCTAGAGCCTGACGCTGTGTCTGTGTTTGAACAGCATATGCCATATCCCTACGAGACTGCATTGTAGTTGGATCAACATTACCAGAAGGCATTTCTTCTAGTTCTTTGAAACCAAAGTTATTCACAATAGCACCATTCGGATAACGAGGAATGATCAGATTACGGTTTGCTGAGGTGTAAATTCCCGACTCATCAAACAGTGGCGGAATGTTAGGATTCTCCTTGCCATATGGAAAAAGACCCATAGTCTTACCAGCTTCAATTGAAGACCAGCCACAGTATTCTGTTACTGCTTCATAAACCTTAGTAATACCTGCCCGTTCAGTAATATAACACTCATGCTGTCCCTGTTCGCCATACATAGCACCAGTCATATCCTTGACGATTACGCTCTGAGTCGGTCCACGAGTACCAAGGTGCTTGTAGATTGTTTTGAAGTTGGATGGGTAAGAACATTCAAAGATTGATTCTGTTTCCCAGAACATACTTTCACCTGATGGACCATTTAATACAATGAATGTACCAGCACCATCAATAACAACACCGGTTGCAGTCTCAAACCCTGAACGGTAGAAAGCTGCAGCAGCGTGTAACTTATGATGGATATGGCTCAAGTCGATTACCTGAGGATGATTGTGTAGATCTTGTTTGCGATCAATAAGACCTAGCTTACGAGCAAGACCAGTGTAAACATCATCGCCAGTGTAATCAATCTTACCAGCAGTTTCCTTGAGTGACTGAGTATGAGCAATAACAAGGTAGTCTATCTTGTCTGTATACTCCTTAATTTTCATCATAGAGGCAAGTGGACCACCATCATACTTCTGGCGAGTCAGACGCTCTTCCTCAATACTGAAAACAATCTCACCGTCTTTTAGCAGACACACGCCAGCGTTGTGCCCACGCGCGATACCCGCGATATAACCAGTCATCATCACTTAGCTCCGAATTTAGATTTGATGTCTTTAGATCCAACACCAGTTCTCTGTTTCACCGATTCAACAATTCTTTTGAAATGATCCTCACTAAGAACCATTAATGCTTCATTATTACGATCAATGGAGTCATCCATCGTAACTCTCATAGGTATATATCTACGCTTGTCCTTACCACAGTCGATGATATTGAAGTTTTTTTCATCCTGATAGGTAATGTTTTCTGGGCAGGTCGAACCAATAACAACAGTTGCTGTCTTGTTCAGAGCGTAAGCGATATGCTGACCTAGGCTGTCACAACCAAGGAAGTGATCACAGGCATTGATTACACCCATCCACTGACGAATATTCAGGTTCTGTGGCCAAGCAACAGTATTTTCTTCTGTTGTTTGTATGGGAATCTGAGACATCAGAATAATACCATAGTCTTTCTTCAGTTCGTCGATAAGTCTCAGAGTGTCAGCTAGTTCGAATGACCGACCACTTGTATCAAAAATGAAGTTTGACTGCTGAGTTACACTACTACCGAAAGGCTGAAAGACGATTACCTTTTCTTTGCCTTTCATCTTACGAACATCATTGACGATTTCGTAGCCATCGATCTGTTCTTTTTTGGAGAGCTCCATATTGATTTTTGAAACTGGAGGAACTTCCTTGAGATCGTTGATCATCATATCAAATGCCTGAATCAGATTACATTTTTGATTGTAATAAGTATTGAGACGATAAGGCTCTGGGGATACGATTTCTTTGTCTAGAAGATGATCCTCGAATAGACGATTGTGCATTACATGAAAAACTTTGTCGCGGAGTTTTGGCGAGCCAGCAAATAGCTCCATCCAACCCTCAGCAACAATAATGAAGTTTTGATTTTTTTCTGCGTATTTTTCTAGAGCTGGGATTGCACAAAGAACTCGCCCAGCTCCGCCGTTGATGAAGAATGCTTTATCCATAATATACCTTTCACGTCAGTCAATAATAACATTGGTATTTATATGGTCAGATTAGCAGTAAGAAACGCAGACCATTCCTCCGCGACCGATGTCGCCACCGCATACTGCGCCAAAACATCCAGATGGATCGCAGGATGCAATACAAGCACCATAAAGATATACAGCAGTTCCACCAGCACCTGGATATCTCATATAGTTATACGCACAACCATTACAACATAAACCGCCACGTGCAAGTGAAAGGGCGGCATCTGCGCATAATATACATCTAGAAACTGATTCAAATCCGTAAATTGGTGGGTGGCAATTACATCCACAAAAGTTGATATCAAAACTAGCAGATCCATTCATACCATTGATACCAACAACTTCTCCCCACCAAAATGCAGTTAGCGAACAATTGGCTGCAGAACAGCAGCAGTTGATATTCAATGTATTTGTACCATACCAAATAGTTGTATTGGTTTTTGAAACCGGGATAATACCGCAAGAAGTGCAGCCAGCAAAACAAAAATCGGCGTTTGTATTACAAATACAAGCGCCAGAACACATGACACAATCTGGGGATGCCCATCTACAATAAGCACCGCATGGGCGCGCCGATATATCATATCCTAAAATACATTGTGGTGCAAAACCTCTACCACCCATTGCGCAGACATTATTCAATCCGTAACCAGACACATAAGAAGGATTACTTTGACAACTATAATTAGTATAATTGGCTGCTCTATAAGGAGTTGTATTAGCGACGGCACCAGCGCAAAGAGTATATTGGCAACCAGCAAAAGCAGGAAGAATAACAGAAGCGTAAGCACCAGTTGAACCAAAGCCAGATCCACCACAGCAGCAACCAGAACCAGCATTGCCACCAGCGCCCCACATCTGAAATCTAACGTAGGAAACACCACTAGGCACTGTGAATTGACAACAGGCGCCACCACCGGATCCTACAGTTCCGACTGCAGTAGAGCAAACCTGAAACCCAGATACTCCAGTTCCGGCAAAAGAAGTGTTACCACCAACAAATGTTGGGATTGAAACCCAGTTACAATAACACCAAGGAGCTTTGTCTAAAGCTTCTCTTCCAAGCACTTGATAACAGGGATAAATGTAACTAAAGCAGTTGCAAGCCCAAGCTTGTAAGCCTGTATTTAAACATCCGTTATATCCAACAGTATTGCCGCTATTATATACCGCCTGGTTAACTGCAACGCAGTTACATAAACAGTTACAAAGATCAACTGCTCTTTTTTGCGCTGCGTATGCTAGAATATCCATTTTTTACCCTCTGGTGTTACGGCGTGTTTTCGAAAGCAGCCATTAGTATTGGTGATGGTAGAGGAACACATGCTGTGTTTGCAGCTGCAATTTTCCAGGAAGGAATACTACCAGCGCCAGTTGTTTCAAAATCTGTCAATCTTTGCAGATATTTTGTAGCAACTTCTTTCAAAACTTCGTTCGACTCGATCTTGTGTAAGTTCTGGGTTACATATTCTCTGTAACGATCCGCTAATTCATTATAAACAGAACGAGGATTTCTGGTAATAACTTCCCAAACCCACACTTTGTTTTCTAGATCATAAAATGTTATATAATAATCTTTGAGACGAGGATTTGAAATCTCGTCGTGAGTTGTACCATCAACAAGAGTTTCAGTTACGTATTCTCTTTCTGGAAATTCTGACTGATGGAAAAAATAAAGAACATCAGGCGATTCAGAAGCCAAAGTTTCTATAACAAGATAATGATCTGGATTATAAGCATCTTCAATAGTTTCAAGAACATTACAGATATGACCATGTTCTTTCTCTATAAGAAGTAATGATGATTCAGGTCCATTATATGTCAGCGTTAAACTAGCGTTGCTCGTGAAAGTATTAACGTGTAACGAATCTGGAATTTTCTTAGTGAATTCTATACTAACATTTGCCATTTGAAACCTCTAATCTTTACATTTATTTATCATAGATACTGAACACAAACCGCGCCACCAGCACCAGGAAATCCATATCCCATACCATAACTAGCATGACTCGTTGCTCCCCATCCACCTTTCCCGTAAGCATATCCAGGTAATTGGCACGGTTGAGAATAACCTACTGACTGTGCTGAACAACAAGCACTATCAACACGCAGATAATAAGATTGACCGGAGCAACCACACAATACACATGTAATCGGTGGGAAAACTGGATTATATATGGCAGTAGAGCCGACTGCTATAAGCGCCGCCCAAGCTCCCGGTGTTCCAATAACAAAATGGCAACACTGTGTCGCGTTAGTTACGGATCCTTGAAACGATCTACAAGATGTTACAAAAGGATGGGTTCCTACTGAGCAACAGGATACGCCTCCGTTGTAACCACAGAAACCTCCATTAGAGCACATACAATAACCTGTGGCAATAGTTTTACCTATCGAATTACAAGCCCAATTCGAATTCGGTAACATTACACATAGTCCTGCAAAATCAGCGTTATCAACACCATTTACAGCTTTTTCACGTTTCATCCAACAATATGGACTAACCTCTCCACCATCAGCGCAAACACCAGATAGACCATAACCAGTAACATAAGAAGCGCATCCAGATCCTGTTGTTGAACCATTAGAGTTATCTGGATAACAACACATTGCGCAACCGGCGCAAAGTGTATATTGACAACCAGGAACAGCAGGAATAATTACGGAAGCATATGCTCCTGAACTTCCAGGAATTGATATTCCATAATCACAAGCAGCAGCATGTGCCAAAGCACCAGCTCCCCACATCTGGAACCTAAGAAACTGCGCTCCACCAGGAACTGTCCACAAACAACATGCATTACATCTTCCATATGTTGCATCATAAACAAGCGTGCCACCAGTAACGGATGGTAAAGTTGGAATAGCAGCCCAATAACAACAACACCATGGCTGAGCAACCAAATCGCAGGCAAGCACTCCAACGTACACTGCTGATTGCAATGCCTGTCCAGTGCTGTTGATTGTTGTTGCAGCGCTAACACCATTCGCTATACCAAGGTTATAACAAGGAGTGTATGCGTTTGAAACACACTTAGTTAAAGCATCATTATTTCTTGCAATTTCATTATATACGGATACATCAACTGCCATTTTGTTTTCCTTATTGACGTGTGATCGAAGTCAATAACCCCGATCCATTATATGTCGCTGTATATCTGAAGCTTATAGCCGGACCGAATGCTGTTTCTGTTTCAACCCAGTTTGTTGGTAAACCGAGAGAATTGTAAACAATGTTTGATGTGGTTATCGTTCCCTCGGTTATTGAAGTGATGTAACCATTGGCATTATAAGTTGTATTATTTGCGTTAAAAGGTTTTGTAAGCGTAATTGTTGCCGCCAAACTAGGAGCATAGAAATTACCACCAACAAACAGAGAGTTCGCAATTGATACAGAATTGCCCGAGGTGACAAGCTGACCGTTACCTACGGTCAGCCCATCTGTATCCAAGAATATTTTATTTACAGCCATACTAAAATATCCCTTTTATAACTATTACGCCTGAGCCTCAGTCCAAGAGATACGAGTCTGAACTGTAGCATTAGCAGTACCAATGTTAGTAGCAACAACGGTAAGAACGTCCGGACCATCTGGGTAAGTACCAGCGATAGCAGGGCTGTTGTTTATACCACCACCAAGGATCGAGTTACCAAGATCACGAATCTTAGTCAGGTCGACGTTAGTAACCGAGTAGTTTGTAGAACCAGCACTGTTAACCGCATAGAAGCTATACATGACTTCACCGCCGACAATATAGCAACCACCGTTATGGTCAGCTACCTGAGCAAGAGAAGATGTACCCTGTGCGATACGAGTGTAAGAGTTTAGAACCGCTGGCGCGCCAGTGAAGCTTGTAATAGTCAAAGCAGGCTGAGTAGGAACACCATTTAGGAACAACTGAACAAGGAAGTTACCATTAGTGATAACGTCCAGACCAGCAAGAGACAGCTGCATGCGGTTGATAAGTTCTTTCTGACCAAGCACACCTGGTATACCGGAGTCAACTGCAGGAGAGACACGGAGTGAAGCCAAAGCAACGGCTTGGTTATAAGACACCGTTCCAGCTGCAGTACCAGTTCCAGCCGCTGACATCGTAATCGTATTATTTGGGCTACCTGCAGTGATAGAAGCAACATATGCACCAGTCGCGATATTGTTACCGAATAGAAGCATGTTCGGGAAGATTGGCGTTGTATTGACAATCGACAAGGTGTTCGAACCACTTGTTACAGTTACAGTAGCTACGTTACCAGAAACAGCGGTTACTGGTGATGTTTCGCCGTAAGTGAACTGAAGTGATTTATCCGCATCGAACTGACCGTCCATAATAACCGAAGTTCCCCAGTGACTGATAGTTGGTGAGAACTGAGGAACATGCGAGTAAACCGCAATCGGAGCAGTGTTAGTGATATTGTGCGTATTTGCTGGCAGGGACATCTGAGTGAACGAGAATGTCAGACCAGACGAAGTAGCGGTAGCAGCCTGTGTTAGAAGAAGCGAACCAGCACCAGTATTGATAGAAACAACGTAGGTATCTCTTGGTAGGTTGGCGTTTGTTACAAGCATGCCTACCTGAACACCAGTAAGAGCAGAAGCAGTTGTTACGGTCGCGCTACCAGATACAGTGCTCATACCTGAAACTGTATTTGATGCCTTCGCTCTTGTTAGACCAGTGAACGAAGTACCAGTTGTTCCGGTATAAGTTGCATACTCGAAGCTTGATGGGTTAGCAATAAGGATTGTACCGTTTGATGGGAAGCCGAAAGTATTAGCAACCACCAGAGTTGTATCAGTTGACAATGCATTCGTTGTCATTGTAGTCTTAGGAGCAATGGTGTTTGTTTCATAACGGGCTGGAAGGTTACCAGAACGCATCCAGGCTTCCAGGTTTTGGTTGTTGTTTACGAAACGGTGGCAGTAGATGATCTTGCCCTGCGTATCACGGAAACCGTAACGGATCGGACCTGAACCATACCAGCTATAATCCATGTAGAACATCTGAGACTTAGCAAGATCAAGAACAGTACCAGAAGGACCATTTCCATCAAGAGTATCAATATTGAATTGGCTTTGTGGTACGCGAATGTCAACTGTCTTAGAGATCGTTACATAATTTGGAGAAGTAACAGTCGAACCACGATATGCAGGAGAAATCTGCATAGAAGTATCAGATACAATGTCCATAACGCGATAAGACATACCACGGATAACAATGAAGTCGCCAGGAACTAGCTGTTTGCTGAACTTAGTAGAAGAGTTGTTATATGTCAAGCCAGTAACTGTAGTAGAACCGTTGGTTACGGTAGCACCACCAGCTAGCTGGTCGGTTGACTTACGACGAACTGCCCATAGTGTTTGACCATCAAACTCGAAGAAAACGCCGTTCTGTGCATCGAACATGCCAATACGAGAAGAAGAACCATACCAGTTAGTTACAGCCAGAGAAGGAAGACCGGTAGCTGGTGAAGCCGAAGGAGTTGTAAGAGCAGTGTATGTGAAACGGAAAGCGTCGATTACTGATGCTACAGTAAAGGTTCCGTTATATGCAGATTCGTTACATCCGGCAACAACAATCGTAACACCAGTCTGTAGAGCGTGACCGACCTTTGTTGTTACAGTGATTGTGCTAGAAGCTGAACCTGTAGCAGTTGTAGAGTCAATCTGATCGATATTGATATTTGGCTTCAGAATAGTACCAGTTGAGATCTGAATACCTTTACCAGACTGATAACGGAAGAAACGGCGTGTTTGACGAATTGTCTGAATATTGTGAGCTGGTGTACCAGTGTTGAATGTAACACCACCATCAAACGGACGGTGCAAATAAACACCATCTGGACGAGGATAGATTACACCGTTTGTTACAGTAGCACCAGAAGTTGGTGAGTTTGGCGCGATAACAGAGAATACAGTCGAGTTTGAAACACTGGCAACGCTATACGAACTGCTGATGTTATTACCAGATGAAACCGTTGTATTGGCAATGTAAATACCATCACCAACCTGAAGACCGTGCGAACCAGTTGTTGTAATAGTAACAAGACCAGCTGCACCAATTACCGGCTGAGAAGGAATGGCATATGCCGAACCGGTATAGAACGAACCAGTGAATGCAAGAGTAAGAGCAGAGTTGTAAACCGAGCCAGTAGTACCAGTGAACGGATAACGAGCAGTGTAGGTAAAACTCACACCAGCAGATACAGTTTCAACTAGGAATGCTCCGTTACCACCAGCAAAGATACAATCCTGAATAAGAATAGGAGTACCGACAGCAGGAGGAGTTGTTGTTGCGACAGTAACTGTTAAGGAAGCATTTACGACTGTAATATCAGTAATTGTGAAAGGAGTCTGAGTATTCACAAAGAAAGAAGGACGATTATTCAGAAGAGTAAGTGTTTCCCACTTTGTTGGTTGTAGACCATATTCGAAGTCAGTATCGATAAGAGCCTGTGGAGTCGATACACGCATTTTTCCAACAGGGTCAAGATAAGCTTCGTCAGGAGCAAACAGCTCAGCTGCTTCATCAATAACAATCTGGAGCTTATCTGTCGAGCTCATAGAAGTTGTATTGTATGCCAGCGTAATCGTAGTTACAGCGTTTGTGCTGGTAGTTGGCTGAGCCAAGCTATAAGCAGTAGCAGTCAGCGTCGAATCACTGAAGTTATAGATCACTCGGTTTGTTGTTACGTTTGTGATCAGCAGCAGACGCTCGCGAGGCAGAGCTCTCGGAATCGTGATTGTTCTTGAAGCTGGGTTAAACGTATACTGAGTGTCTAGAATTACTCTTCTTGCCATTGTGAAAAACCTTTCTAAGTGAAACCTTATTTTGTTTATTTATATATCTATAATTCTTACTTTGAGGATTATGCCCCAAACGCAATATTTAATGGTGTGAAATAAGTCGAACTGTTTGTTGAATACGTAACATCTTTATCAATACCAATTCCAGATCTCCAGAAACCATCAAATGACATTCCTGATAGTGGCGGAGTTGCGAAGTTGATAATGTTGTTTGACGTTCCAGACAAATACCAACCGGAATTGAACGTACCATTTACATATGTATTTGATGTTCCGAATTCAGTCAGATTTACATAATCGTATCTGTAAAAATTTGGATTGTAATCTACAAGAACGCTACCAATGTAAATCTGTAATTTATTAGGATCTACTGGTGATGCATTTGCGCTTGTTACAGTGGTGTTGCTATAAGTCAACGAAAAGGCGGTTTGAGCGCCATTGAACAGAGGTGAAATGTCATCAAGTGTAAAGACCTGAGCAGCTTTATTATCAACATAGGTCTTTACAGCTTGCTGTGTTGGAACTTTTGCATCGCTGTTTGCACTTAGGGTTCCATCGGTGGAGAATTCACTGATCAGAGCGCCGACCTGCGCGCCAATAGAACCAAGACGTAGAGATGTAAGACCAGATAGATTGAACGCAGAGGCATTCAGTGTAGCAGCACCGGTCGCCTGATTAACGGCAAAATATGAACCTACACGAAAATTACCGTCTTGGTCAGTAGAGGTATAGTAAACACGACCAACATTTGCAGCTGAAGTTTCCTGAGCCTGAATCGTCAAAGCATTATTGACATTCGGGTATCCACTGGTTGTAGTATTACCAGTTCCTACACTCAAGAAGTCGTGACCTGTTAGACGAATGTTACTGAAGTTACTTCTGATTTGTATAGCAGCACCATTCGAAGATGGTGTTGTTTTTTGAGCAGTAAGAACGAGCTGAAGCACGCTGCTTGAATTGATATATGTACCAGAATAATTCTGAATGATGTATGACTGAGTATCACCACTCGTAAAATTCAAGCTCTGACCGATACCAGGAGCCTGTGGAAGACCGCTGACAACTAGAATAAATCCAGCCTGACCAGTTACACTGTTTGAAGAAAGAGTATTGGCAGCATACGTACTGCTCAGACCAGTTACTGTTTCATTTGTTGTGAACGTATTCGCATTAGACTTATAATAGTAAACAGTTCCAGCGGTACCCTGCACCGCAGTTACAGTACCTCTTGCGCCTGTTACGCTACCAACGATTGTTTCACCAACACTATAGTTTACAGCATTGGAGTTGAGGGTAAGCATATTACCATAAACAACACCGTTTGATGAAACTTCGGTTGTGTCATAACCTCTAGCGAACGAACCATAATTACCATAAGAATGGTTACCGTTCAGGCTTCGAATAATACCACCACCAGAAGCAGCGTAACCGAAATAAGCAAAGTAAGTAAAGCAGGAAACAACTTCCGATTTACCTTTATCCTTTGCATAGATACCTACACCGTTATCAGCGATGTTTGTAAATGAGTGGAACAGCATACTTCTATTACCAGAAGCGTGAACCGAACCATCAACCAATGCACCAATACCACTAGTGAAGAGCGCCGAGCAATATACAATATATGGACTCTTTGTAGTTATTGGACTCGAAGGGTTAAAAGCAATACCTATACCCTTGAGAGTGGCGCCAGTGATATCATTACCAGAAGGAACGAATCCAGTCATTCCTCTCATTGAAATACTATTCAACGATGTTCCATCAGACATCTGGAACATCGTTGAGTTTTCGTTATTATTTACACCATCATTACTCAGAACGCCAGTTATTGGCTGAACAATAGTCGTACGCATTGTTTCACCAACGATCGAAACGTTCGGTGGAACAACGATAGGAAGCTGTTCAGTATATGTACCGGTTTTTACAAAGATTGTAGATAGACCACTGGTTTGCTGAGTAGCATATTGAATTGTTTTGAATGGTTTCTGAATAGTAGAACCATAACCGGCAGCGTCAACACCGTTTGGCGAAACATAATAAGCATTTGCGGAAACGCCTGGATTGCCCCAAGATAATGTTGTTCCATTCGAAGTCATAATGGTGTTATTAGAGCCGATCGGAAGACGATCTAGACCACTGACGTTATAGAACAGAGTGTCACCAAGGGTAGTCAACCCAAGATTAGCAGTTGTGCCTTGAGCAACTAGCTGCCAGTAGACGTTAGAGCTTGGTGTTGGCGCGTTATTGACATTGTTATAACCAGCAGACACATAAGAAGAACCACCATAGCTTACAACGTCGCCAGTCTGGTATGACGTTGCATTTGCCCAAGCATTGTTCCACTTGAATCCAGAATTTAATGCAGTCCAGTAAGTGCCATTCGAAGGAGCAGTACCAGATGAAGCATCCTGAATACAGATATATGAATAACCGCTATACGTTACAACCTGTCCAACTTTGTAAGCTGTAGCGCCTGACCACGCACCTTGAAAAGAGAAGCCAGAAACCAGAGCAGTCCAGTAAGTTGCATTTGTTGGTGTGTTACCAATAGTATCCTGAATGGCAATGTATGAGTTACCACCATACGTTACGATATCACCTTTATTATAGGTGGTACCAGCAGAGTATGTTGATCTGAACTGATTGCCGGGATTTAGTTGTTGCCAATAAGAACCAGCCGTTGAAGGATTTTGATTGGTTCCGTCCTGTAGAGCAACGTAGCTATAAGCACCATAAGTTACAATATCTCCAAGTTTATAGCCAGTTCCGCTAGACCAAGTACCAATAAACTTAGTACCAGCAGCAACTTGAGTCCAGTAAGAAGAAGCTGGAGCTGGAACTTGTCCAGTGCTATCCTGAGATGCTACGTAGCTGTAAGCACCATAGATTACCGTATCACCGATTTTATATGCAGTACCACTAGACCATGCACCACGAGGATTATAACCGGTAGTTACAACGCTCCAGTAAGTAGCATTTGTTGGTAGGTTACCTAGAGTGTCTGTCTTAGCTGCATAAACATAACCACCGTATGTTACTACGTCGCCGATGGTATACTGAGTGGAATTATTGTAGCTGTTTAGGAACTCAAGACCGTTGACGAATACAGTGAAGTTTGATTCTGTGCTTTGGAATGTTGAACCAGAAGTGTGACCAGCAGTACAAATCCAGATGTCAGGTCCATACTTTACAAGGTCGTTTACCTTATAGTATACTCCGTTCGACCAGGCACCCTTGTACTGAATACCGTCAGAGATCAGATTCCAGTTAGCGGAATCAGAATAAAAACCACCCGAAGCAGAAGCATTTGATGTGTGATTGGTGACACAAACATACGTACGTCCACCGTAAGTTACGATGTCGTCTTTGATGTAGGCAAATGTGGTTGTCCAGTTACCTTGGTAAGTAAATTTTAGTCTGCCTAGTACAAAATCGACCATTTAATGTCCCCGAATCTTTATTATTTTTTATTATTTAGGAATAAGAATAATCAGCGCCGTAGCGAGCAACCAAAAATCCTCGAGAATTTAAATAATAATTCAGTTGTTGATTATCAAATCTAACTTGCTCATATTTTCTATTCACTGTGTTTGTCAATGCTTCTTCCATACGAATAATTCCGAAACACCCAATATCATTTCCAGAAGCATAGTAAAGCTGTTTCGGCGCATCAACAGGAACTGTAAAAATCAAAGGATTTGATGTTGATGTATTTGCATCTGGAGTTTGAGCGCTAACATTTGCCGATCTAGAAAATTCCACGCCATACAAATATTCGTTCGTATAAGAATTGCCGCTCGGAACGGTTGAGATGAAAATTGGATGACCGATAGTAGAACTGTCTTCCGTTACGAACTTATAGGTGGAACCTTTAGTCAAATACAATACCGGACTTGTATCACCATTAATAGTATACTGAGTATTGCCGCCAACTGAAGTTACTCTAACAAGAAAAGTATTTGTAATAACATTTTTTTCACCGACTTGATCACTTGTAATCTTGTCTAGATTATGCATAGCATTGCTTAAAGTGTAACCGTTAATGAATTCTTCCATACCATTATATGCAAAACCTTTACCAGTCATATTTGTCATATTGACTGTTTCAGCGGTATTAGACCACAAAACCTTTGTATATGTTAGTAAACCATTTGCATCGCGCGAAAGAGCATGCATAGCAAACTCTGATGGTGCAGCAGCCGCGGCTATAGCAGAAGTATTTTGGTATAAATTTGAAAGCTTTAACATTTACATTAATTCCGTAAATATATCCATTCTATTTATACTTTTTTATCATACAGTAAACACTTTCCATGTCGACCCGGTATAAACGAATTCAGCAATTGTATCTGTCATATCAAATGATAAATCGTTTGAAGTATCACCAATTGTCGACCCGTTTCTTAAAATTACAGCCGGATTTGTTAGTTTACTCCCACCACCATCGGCAATTGACAATCTTTGTCCTACACTAGGAGATGCAGGCAAAGTAAGATAAATTGAACCATTACTTGTATCCGCAAGAAATGATCTATACGGAGTCAATGTTGTATTTGATGTTAATTTAACATATGGACCACCACCACCATAACCCCAGTACATACCAGAACCATTGCTGGTGAGGACTTGACCATTCGAACCAAAGCTACCATTAGCAACAATAACAGACGTATTACCTAGAACAATATTTGCGGTGTTGGTACTGATTGAAGTTGAATTGATCGTTACATTACTAACAGACAATGTTCCTGTTGTCTTATTATAGGTAAAGTTATTTGAACCGCCAAGTAAGGACGAATCATTGAACTGTATGTTTGTATTGGATCCGCCATTGGCTATAGCAACAACCCACTGGAAGTTTCTGTAAATGTAAAGAGTTAAAGTATTACTATTCCACCAAAGGTCGCCGTCATTTGGGGGAGGTGATGATGGAGCTATACTGCTTATTTGTACCGAGGCTTTTGCAGCAGAAGTTGCCCAATAAACCGAACTTCCATTACTGGTAAGAACCTGACCAGCAGCACCAGAATCACCGTTTGCATAAAAACCACCGGAACCAAAAGTCAGATTCCCGGTTATTGAAATATTTGATACATTAGAACTAAGTTCAAATACAGAACTGCCGTTGGAAGTGTATACTTTCTTATCAGCTAGATTGACACCTAGTTCACCTAGATCAAGATCTAGGGTTGTGGGTATTACACCACTTATTAAACTTCGTTTGACTTTAAACTTGGTTGCCATCAGTCCACTCTGAGTCGCTAGGCGTCAGTTTCTTTTTATTGTTTTTAATAGTGCTGAGTTTTGATAGTTTACTATTAGCTTCTTCCAAAGCTCCACTTACTTTATTGTAGTTTTCTTTCATTTGATCCATATCTTTTTGATAAGTTTCAACTTTGGTACTAAGCTTGTTTACTGTTACAGATTTATTTGCAAGTTCATTTTCTACTGTTTTATATTTGTTTTGAAAATCTGTTAGATACACTATTCTTTCTTCAGCTTCGTCAAGTTTTTTCTTTAATCCATCTCTATCATTGGTAATCGACTGCAAACCATTTACAGCTTGATTAATTGCAGTATTCAGTTGTCTTACTTGTTCTTCCAATTCTGAAATGGTGGCATTACGTTCGTTAAGAGCCATTTCCAATACAGTTGATTTTGTATCAGCCTGTAGTAGTCTACGCATTTGTTCAAGAAAAAGTGATTCTTGTTTCTTTATATACGTTTCAACAAAAAAGTCATTATCAGTTTCACTCATAATATAAATTCTCCTTTAGAATGTTCCACCATCAAGTATGTTATAAACTAGAGCAGTTCCATTTGACTGTAATACATAACCTGAAGTTCCTAGAGCCAATTGAGTAAATCCATTAGTGGAATTACCAACCAGAATAGCATTATTTGTAACTGTGTTTATTCCAGTACCACCACTATTTGCCATCAGCGGTGATGATATTGAAATTGAGTTAGCGATGATTGCTACATTAACCGTAGAGTTTGCAGTTACAACAACTGATGTTGCATTTGTTGTTATACCACTGGAATTCAGATATGCCCATACTGAAGACAGTTTGAAAGATGGGTCGTTGATATCAACAACATTGCTGCCAGGTTCTGTTGTATAGTTTTTAAACAGATAATAAGCATCCGTAGCAGCATGTCTAATAACACCAGTATGTCTATCTGTAGTTCCATCATAATAGTGACCGACGAAACCAATGTCTACTAGATCTGAAGTATGATTATTAGAAGCTAGAATAATCAGAGGATCCGAAATGATTACCGAGCTAACGTTTGTGGTTACAAGGTTACCAGTGACAAAAATATCACCACCGACTTCTAGATTACCTTCAATATAACCGCGAGTGGCATGAACGTTTGCAGCCCAAACATAATTCCAGCGCTGACCTGATTGACCGATATCGTAGGCAACGTTCGCCGCTGGATTAAAATTTGTATTGGCTCTACCAATAAAACTTATATTGTCAACAATATTATTACCAAGAACAACGTTACCTGTGGCACTGATTGAATCAAATGTAACACTATCGGTAACAGCAACAGGCTGACCAATATAAACACCGGAAGAGTTAACAGTGACACCAGTCCCTGGATTTACAAATACACCGCTTGAATTGGCAATAATACCATTGTTTGCAAGAACTGATAGGGTACCGGTTGTGGTGATGGTACCACCAATAAGACCATTACCTGTAGCAACCGAAGAAACTCTATCACCCCAATAAGCAGAAGAAGCATTAGAAAGCAGTACCTGACCAGCTGTTCCGATACTACCATTAGCTTGCAACCCAACACTTGAACCGATTACGACTTTGGTTGAATTTGCAACAAAATTTGAACCGACAGAGAATGATGAAGCATTTACACTATTAGCAACAAAAACACCTGTGGCATTAACAACAAAATTACTACCAAGAGATACTGAAGAAGCATTGACAGTACCAGTCAGGAATGCGCCAGTGCTGTTGGCTACAAAACTTGAACCGACGGTATAAACAGCTGCGTTTACAGTATTAGAATTGATATTAACTGTTGCTAGGGTAGCAGTTGCTTGGTCAAATGTCAGATTTGCGTTAGCCCCAAGAGCACCGCTATTATTAAACTGAACTTGTGTATTCGAACCGACAACACCGGGTAGAGGAGTATTCCAGTAAATTCCACCAGTTGAATTGGATGTTATAACTTGTCCGTTAGTACCAAAAGCACCGTTAGCATAAACTTTGGTTGCAACAAGATTTGCCGCTCTGATTTCGTTAAGATATCCAGTTGTATTTGCTACAAGTGCCTGATTTGCAGTTAGGAATCCAGGAACCCTTACGCCACCAATCGCAACAATACTACCATTTGGACTACCAATATAAAGAACATCACCATTCGATGTATAGGCGAGCTCGCCATTAGCTAAAGATCCTGGAGTACTAGCGGTGGTACTACGTTTGATCTGAATTAAATTTGCCACTTAAAAATTTCCCCCGTCTAGATCCATTTGTCTAACGACATATTTATTATTTGTTGTATTGAACACCAGCGTGCTATTATTTGCCGGAGGAACTTGTGAAAGCTGAACATCAGTAATAGAAGCCACGGTAACATTGGATACAAGATTTGATGCGTAGGCTATTGCATTTGCATACGTTGTGGCGTCATTCGCCAGCATAGCAGAAGTATTTGAAAACTTTGTAAGGTCGGAAATAGCCGAAGCAGTAACAACAGGGACACTAGCCGGCATCGTCAGAAGTGAGCCGTTCTGATTGACTACTTTAACCTTATATTGATTGGTAGTTACAGATTTGACTACGAAAGACATATTACCTCGTCACTTGTGGAGTAACAGTTACAATTCCTTCAACGATACGAGAACGAATGCCGGATTGACTTTCGACCTCAACATCATAAACATAACGACCGGCAACAATACTACTAGTTGTTGCTGCATTCATGGAAAGAGTGACTAAACCAGTATTATTTAAAATTACATCAAACGTATAAGAATTTGAAGAAGAATACGATTTTCTAATTTGTGAGTTGGCTGTAAACCCAGTAAAGTCAATTGGTTCATCAATTGCATCATGAATTGTATACGTTGTATTGAACGTAGCACCTTGATCAATTACAATGTTTACTTTGGCTGCCATTTTAACCTCTTATGGAACGATGGAAGTTCTGATGAATTTAGCCACAACGTTTGCTGTCGTTGGAGTTAGCTGTAAAGCAATATTACCACCACTAATAACTGCATCAAAAGTACCAAGAGAAACACTATTGAATAAGGTCTGATATTCTGTTATGTATGGTGTTGTTCCATCATGAAGAATAATAAGTTTTGTCATATGATAATATGGTGTCGGCGTTACAGTCGTATCCGAAAGTTGAACCGTATATTCAAAAGAACGATATGATGAAGTCAAGACGACATCTATATTTGCGGCCGCAGTACTATTATTAAATGTATAAGTATTTGCATATTTATGCGCTATCGAATTAAGTAATAATATTCCAGTTGTAGAAATATTTGAGGATATCACATAGTTAAAATAACCGTAAAGCCAGGATGAACTAGAATTACCAATATTATAATAATTACTTGATGCCGGAACTATATTACCTGCGGCTGTTCCGGAATAAGTTAAACTCCCTGAAACCGCAAGACTTCCACCAACCGCCATATTACCGATTACGTTTGCATTACCACCAACACCTAAATTTCCTGTCACGTTTGCCGTTGACTGAAGATTTACTGCTCCTACAACGCTTAAAGTATTAGAAAGATATACATTTCCAACGATTGTGGTATTCGAAGTATTTGCAACTATTTGTGTACCGTTAACAGCAAAAACATTATAAACACTATTTGCTTTTAATATTGTATTACCTGTAATAGTTGTATTACCAGTGGCATTTAATGTACCAGAAGTTACATTTGTAACACTTGCATTAATATTTAAGTAATTGCCACCGATAGTCGTATTACCACCGGTGGCTATAATATAAATTGAATTGGTTGTAATTACTACGTTTGAATATATTGAATTTGCATTAAATGATACTAAATTTGAACTTGCATAAGTAAAAGCAGTATTTGTAATTAAATTAAGTGTATTGCCGGTAGCTAAAGTCCCACCAGCAATACCCGTATAAGCAACTAGGGTGTTTGCGCCAAAATAACCATTTACATATGCGTTTCCGGTTGATAAAGATCCGGCTGAAGAAGTGTCAACAGTAACTGTATTCTGAGATACAATAGTGGCAAGTGTATTTGTTTTCGATAACCAAGAACCGAAGGTATCGGTATTTGATACGTTAGCTACTGCAATAGTCATATTTTATTTCTGCCCTATCAGTTGTCTTAATAAAGACTTAATTTCTTCTACATCATTCTTAAGCTGATCATTTTCTTTAAATAACTTTTGCAATTTAATTTTCTCTTCGCGATCCTGCTTGTATTTATCAAGCTCTTTTGAGTTAGTATTTAAAACCGCTTTGCTGTCTTTTAACCTAACAAGATCCTTATTATCTTTTACTTTTAAAATTTCAGTCATAAGTTTATACTTGTAAAGCCAGACAACGCATATCTGCCATTCTAGGAATAATCTGAGTTGTATTGGAAATCAGAACAATCTTAGTCGCAAAAGTTTTAAATGTTTCATATACACCATCATTCAAAGTAGTATATCGAATGATGTTGTTATTATTAGCATATTTAAACGCACCGTATTGAGACTCAAGACCTGGGATCACTCCAACCGTAGCATTAGCAGACGCTATTGACAAGTTAGAAGATACGGTCAATACAGTGGAATTAGGTATTGCTACAACTTGTCTAACATTAAATCCAATTGTATTGGAAGAAGTATTAGCAGCCACATAAACAAATCCACCGGCGGTAAATGCGGCAGTTGAACTTACCGTAATATTTGCCGAAGTTGTATTCACCGAGGCACTATTGGCAATAATCATAAGTGAAGTTGGTAGATCATAAATCAACTCGACGAAGTCATCTTTATTTACAAGACTGCTGGTAAGGGTAGGATCCGACAATTCAGCCATAGCGGACCAATCTTTACTTGTAATGCTATCTGCATCAGCACCAGCCAAGAATTTACCATAGACTTTAAAGTTACTGCCAGTAGGTCTATATGCGGTGATATAACAAATCATATCTTCCGCGTCTTGTTGATCCGCAAGAATAACGTTTTTTGAAACATATCTAGAAGCATATTTTTGAGCATAACCACTGACTTCACCAAACGCAGTCACACCAGTAATATTAGCTGATATTGATTGTGTTGTGTTGTATACTGTGGTATTTGATGAAACAAATTTAGCCACCGAAGAAACATTAGAAGAAGTTACATTGACTACATAAATTGTGCTTGAATTAGATGAGAACACAGTGGCACTAGCAGTAACAGTTGAATTGGCTTGCTGAATATTATCACCGGCATAAAAATTACCGTTTGTATTACTGTAAGCAATTCTGTATCCAGATAGATCAGATTGCTTACAAATAACATTATCAGTTAATGTTGCAAGATTACGAATCGTATCAATATATGGGCTAATCTTTGTATTAGAACTACTTAAGGATGCAGAAACAGACAGTGATCTATTGCCGCTCAAATATGCATATTCATTACTTCTGGACACCAGCATTCTAGGTTTATCAATGAATTCATATGGTATATCACTATCAACAGTTATGTAAGAAGAATCCACATTTCTGCTGGTATCAGTCCCTTCAAATCCCCAAGCTATATCGGTTTGATTTGGGTATATATTTGAAATTTGACTTGTTATACTTTGGTAATTCGTATCAACAATTTTGTTAATCTGTGCGGAAGCACCTGATGAAACACCAATAAGAATTTGACCATTACTGTTAGTAAAATTTTGCGATGAATTGGCAGAAACAGCATAGATACTTAGAATACCATTATAACCAGGTGTAATCGCACTGAAATATCCTCTCAGATTTGCATCGGCTCTCACTCTACCAATGATAGCACTTGTATCTGAAAAGTTAATATTTGAATCTAAAGTCAAGGTTCTAGAAGTAGGTGAAATGGATGTAATTCTTTTAACATTTACATTAGCACCTGTATTAGTCCCGACATAGATGTAATTGTTTACCGTAAAGTCCGTAATTGTAGTTGAATTTGCATTCGGTACAGTGATAACGTTACAAGCGGAGGTTGTAACAACAGTTTGATTTGCAAATGACGGGGCGGTAGCAACAAGATTTGATGTATAACTTCTTAATGTATTGATTGTATCAAAAGCTCCGTAAGTATTACTCATAACAACCGCTGTTGTATTTGCAAATATAACATTTCCGTATGCCGTGGCTTGTGAAAGATTAGCAGTAACAGTTCCGGCAGGCTGAAATACAGTTTCCCCAACGGTAAAAGTATTAGAACCACTTATTGTCAACGAAGATATTTGTAAAGAGTTGTTGGAAACAACAATTTGTTCACCTCTAGAAAATATACCAATATGTTTGTTGGTAGAGAATCTATCAATTGCAGAGTTTTTAAATACTGCAGTTGCTGAAGAAGCGGTAAACAATGCTGTATAAAGATTATATTTCATACTTTCGCTTTGAATCGGAGTAAAATTTAAATCATTTGATGATATAAACAAAGAACCGAGCTGATTATTAGTAAAAATTGGAGTATTAGTTACAATATCAGTTCCGTTAAGTGCACCAATCCAAACATTGTAATCTGGATTACCCCCGATAGGAACAACAACCAAAGCGTATTGTTCATTGGTTCTTAAAACTACAGGTGTATCAAAAGTAAACGTTGTACTTACCGAAGAGTCTTGGCTTGTATTAACTTGTGATGTATAAAGAGTTTTGGAACCATATGGCACCACTTTGCTTGAAGGAAAACCGTTAACAGTTTCTCTTATTTGTAGCTCAACACCAAAAGTAGACGATTTGCTTTGGAAAAACAAATCTACTTTTGTTAAGAAAACAGCATCAACACCTTTGTCAGGTTCATTTACAATAAAAGTTTGAGCAATTGGCTTCGTCATTTACTTTTTGTTCCGTTTTAAATATTTATATATACATACAAATTTTGATTAATCGGTACCACCACTACTACCACCATCACCACCAGCATCTCCTCCAGCGCCATCACTAGAATCACCGTCAGAACTACTAGCGGCCGCATCCGCTCCTGGACCAGGTCCGGCCGCGCCAGAGTCACTTTCACCACCGTTACCAGGTGAACCCATATCAACGGTTCCGCCAGTATAGTCATTTGGTGGTGCATAATAACCAATATCCGGTACAGTATTATCTATGGGAGTAGTTGGCGGTTGAGTGGTATCGGTTGATGCTATTGAAGTATTACCTGTTGGTGGCTGCGACCCGCCACCCGGCGGGGTTTGGGCTGTCAGCACTGGCAACGCCACTTTCCATTCATTTGTGGTTGTAGAATTCTGATATATTGTTTGAGTATCTGAAACTTCTTGTGTAACAATTTGAGCCGATCTTATTGTCAACAATGATTTTTGTTTTTGCACAGAAAGAGCAGAACAAAATAAACTATATGTAGCTTGAGTAGTTACGGCACTTTCGCCTTGAGCTAGATTTGAAATATCAGTTAGTTTAAATTCTAATTGACCACTTTTAAATACATTAGCCGGCACTTTAAAGATACCATAGACATTACCGTAACTATCACTAGTTATTTGTCCACCCCAGTTATTAGTGTGTGAATAAACAGTTCCATCATAAGCAATATAAGTATAAGCACCGGCTGTTGTTATATAATTACCGCCCGTTTGTGCCCAAGATCCAGCATACGGAATCAGATTTAGACAATAATTACTTACGTTAACACTATCAAAATATACATAAAGATTTGTATTTGGTTTCATACCTTTAGCGGTAAAATATACATCTCTAGATGGTACAAATGTTTGTATTGAAACATCTGTGACATAATCACCATTATCAATTGTAGTTTCAGTAGGCTGTGTCGTAAAAGTTCTACCGACACGAGTTTGTTGTTGAGCCAATGTTGACGTGGTTGTGGTTGCAAAAGTTCGCGAATCCTGAGAACTGGCAGTTAAATTTGTTTGACTGTTTTGACCAACAAGAGAAGGATTTCCAGCATCGGTCCAATTGCCCCATTCAGTCCCAAGTCTACTACTTGATCCTCCGCCAACAAAGTTGGTATAATTATCAATAGTTGAATTAATTAACGGACGCTGTAAAAGATCCGGAGCTGTAATGCCGGGGGGATTTAAAATAAGTGTTCCGCGATAATTATATATATTGCCTTCGATACAGTTTCTATACTTGGAAGCAAATTTTTGACTCTGATTTAAGTTATTTGCGGTATAAGGTAGAAGAATTAAGTCGCCAGTTTTAACAGCTGTTGATGATACCGAATCAAACTGAAGATCGGCTGTCATCTGATTAAATACTGGTCTGGCTTCCGTGGTATTTCTGTCGATTGAAATATTATAGCTTTTATCATTTGTATTACCGATCGAATGATCTCTGAAAGGATCAACCAAAATACCGTTTTTAAAACGATTTTGTCCTGTCGCATCACTACGAACCAATAAGGAATTTGTCGATTGTTCCAAGAGTGTTAAAGAAGTATAATACTCAAGTCTTTCAATTCTCTTTGAAAGTTTATTAATATCCGCCATAGTGTAGCGTTTTGTCTGAAGCAGACTAGTTTGAATAGAATAATCATAACGATTATATGTTTTAGCTTCAGTTGGAGTGAGAGAAGGATACGGTGTCACTGTAGCAAAACCAATAGTCATGGTACCAGGAATTTCGTTCGGCGGAACAAGCGCCAACAAAGATTCACCCTCAGTCACAAGAATTTCACCGGCTGTTGTTAAAGCAATTCTGTCTTTTCTCGGTAAGTAATATTGAACAACGGACTGATAATTTGTATCAGGTGAGACAAGATAAGCTCCACCGGATCCATATGTTTGCAGAGTAAGAGTATTTGAAGGATTAACTGTTGCGGATACAATTGTAGCATTAGCTACGGCTGTATTTACAGCGTATGGTCTAAAGTCAATACTATCTCTAAGATCAACCGCAGTACCAATCGTTGAAGTATATTGTGGTATCTGATATGTCTGAATTGCGGAAGTGTTTGATGTATTAGCATCGTCGATCGGATACGAAGCGGCTGTAAAGAATCCAACACCTTGAGAAGGAGATGCAACAAAATTATCTACTGAAACAAGCAGTGTTGCATTTGGTGCGATTGGTCTTCCAGAAGAAATATATGCAAGACCGTAATATGAATCTTGTTGACCATTATTTAAACCAAAAGAACCCGTAATATTAAGATTTGTATTGGCATAAGTTCCACCAGTTTCATCAATATAAACGGCATTTAATCTGCGAACATCTGGAATACCAAGACACCAAGGCCCTGTAACTCCACCAGCGTTGGTATTTGCTTGAATCTTGATATAGGTTGACTTTTTTATTTGCTTAGCGATAGGTACTGTACTTGATCGTAAAGTATTGAAATATACTGATGCCGTAAAATCAGCATTACTTGACTCACCTAAAGCAACATTGGCTGTGGTGCCTGAAGTAATATTAATTGTTCTTGAAAGAGAAGCAAAATTAATAGGAACACCGGCCGGCCAGGTCTTTTGATGCGTAAGACCGGAAGATGTGAAAGCAAATACGGAATCAACAGTCATTGAAATATCACTTGTAACAGCTACAATTCTTTTTGTAGCTGTATTACAATAAAAATAATCACCGACTTGATATTGTGATACGAATAAAGTAGAGGATCCCACAACATTTGTAGATGATGTATTGACCGATACAGTCCCTGCTTTAGTTGTGCTATATCCATTTGCAGAAGGTATTATAATAAATGATGTTTCGGCAGATTGTGATAAGGTTCCAGTACCATAATTAAATGACTCGGTACCTGTACCTACAACGGCGGGTATTGTAAGAGCCAAAGATCCACTTACAGCAACAAAACTTGAATTGACTCTATTTCTATAAACGTATTGAGCTGTTGTTGAGAATCCTTCAGGTCTAATAGCATTTTGTCCGAATGGATAAACCATCAATTCTGCATTTGAAGCTTGTATTTTAGCAACGTTAACACCGTTGAAGTCTTTATCGAGAATAATATCAGCTACTGCCAATAAACTACCATTTGAATAAATTATGCTTCGTACATCGGAAATCTTTTGACCTGGTAGCATTTGAATATTGAATACGTAGATTTCATATACAGCATCAACACCTGGAGTGCCTGATGCATAACCAACACCACGAATATAAGCAGTACCGATTTTTGTAGTGGCGGAATATGAAGTATTTAGAAATGTTTTTCCTGAAATAGCTGTTTTTGCCACACTATGTAGATCGACTTGGGTCGCATTTTTGTTGTTAAAATCCCCACAAAATTCATTTACATTTAGATAATAACCAAATGTGGCTGTTACAATCTGATTGTTAACAGTTGCATAGTCAAGACCTTTTCTCAGATCAGCGGTATTATTATTGATAAACTCAACTCTGTATCCCTTTACATAACCAATACCTGGTGATGCAACAATACTATTATATGTGGTATTTGCAGCACCATTTGAAATTTTCTTGGTTGTGCTCAGTAGAAACGGATTGACAATGTAATCGCCGTTTGTTTCATACGTTCTGCGGGCTGTATCTTTAGACAAGGCCGCATATTGCGGATCATTCTTAATTGAAACCGGCAGACCATTCTTGAAGTCACAAAGTGAAAAGAATGAAGTGGTATTTGATACGGTATTAGATGCTCTTGTAACCAGAGTAGGAACAAGTTTCAAACGATGTGCACCAGGAGCATCATAATTTGGAGAACCGGCAGCATTATCAAGAAGTGATGTATCAATCTCAGGAGTAACAATTTCTTCTACTGCATCGAACCCAACGGAAATATTATCGGGGACATTATTGTATTTTGATACAACCAAAGTTTGAGGCTGAACTCTAATAAAGAAACCTTTCTTGAAGATTACACCTTCAGTTGTGGTAAATCCATATCCTTGACCTGTTGAATTGGAAACTGTAGCAACAACAACATTTCCAATATTCACATTTGAAGAAGTTTGAATTTGAATTACTTCACTATTTGCAAATACACTTTGCTGAGAACCATTTGCAAATGTACTAGAATTCAAATACTTTAAATAAAGAGTGTTTAAATCTGGATCAGAAGATTCATAACCACCTAATGCATTTACAACTTTTGCTTGTAACCCGTTATTATTAATAGCAATTTTACCAACAAAATCATTTATATTTGAAATAGCAGAATTATTAGCATAATTATCTTTAATCTTTACATAGTTGTAAGCATTATCAAACGTAAATCCACAACCCTCAACAACAGAACCTTCTTTAAAAATATGACGGCCAAATTTATCAATCTGATCTTGCAAAATAGTTTGCATCTGATTGAGTTCTCGTGCTTGAACGGCAGCCGCTGGGCGATATAATACACGATAAAAATTCTTCGTTACATCATAATCATCGAAGTAAGGCTTACGTGAAAGGTCTGTATCTAGTGCCATTCTATCCTCTTAAAACTTTATAATCAGTTTGACTTCTTCTTTAGAAGTTGTTGAACGAGTAACTGGTGTAAAACTTTCCACGTAAATCATTTTTCCTGAATCTCTAACCAAATCGGGATTTGTAATTAACAGATAATTATTACAAGTACCTGAAGCCCCTGAAGTCTGACCAATGATAGCATTTGAACCAGCTTGAAAATTATTTACGTCTGAAACATCGCTCAAAATTAAAACAGGATAAACAGAAGAAATAGTTGCTGTAGATCCTAATCCATTATTTATAGTGTGGGTTGGACCGAAAGATAAACTTTGACTTACAGCGGTCAATTTTATATAAGTAGAGTTTGCAAAAATACAAATACCATTAGCACCTGTTGTAGTATCGGTTACAGTCTGCCCAATTGCAACTGTTCCACTCATAGAGGAAACCAATAGATCTTTTTCATCGCTATTTGAAATAATTCTACCGCTTGCAAGTGAAATCTCTTGTTGAACATATTCATTATTGGAAAATGCTCCGGTATTAGCCGTGAGAGTAATTCTTCCGGTTTGATTAAAATGAATACCAAAACTAGAAGATACATCGGTTGTACCGTTAGCAGTATAGATACTGGAAACAGTAGCATAAGCATTTACAACACTATCATACATAATATCTCCGGCGACAAACTGACCGACAACATTACTCATGAAATATACACTATTGTTTACTATTGAGGTTACTATGCCGATCGACCCTGAATTGGACTCAGTAATAATTTCTGCAGAATTACCTACAGGAAAATAAATTGTATTGGCCGCATTTACATTTGCTGTTGAATTAGAATAATATCCATAGATTGTATTTGAGATATTAAATGTTCCCTTAACACTTTTTAGTTGAAGGAACGAAGAGTTACCATAAACAACAACGCCAGCAGCATTGGTTGATGATTGTAGAACAACTTCGCCTGCTGTCCATCCACCACCTGTAGAAGAATAACTTGAAGTATTAAGAGTAAAGTTTGTCCTATCAAAATTTGTAAGAGTTACTTTAATGTCTTTAAATTGTGGATCTTGAAGAATACCAACTTTTCTATAAGAACCATAACCTAGTATTTTATAACTTTCATTTGTTATGGTATCAAATACAGCATCAACACCAACATATCTACCACCAAGTTCAGTTACGGCATCATATCCATGACCATATACAGGAGATATAATTGCTCTGGCTTGCGCACCAATACCATAATTTGTATTTGCATAAATTGAAACATTTGCTTGTGTAAACCCCGTACCTGGATTTACTATATTAATACCAACAATATTATAACTTGAATTAGCCGATGTATTGACAACAGCAATTGCAACAACGTTGGAGCCGTCACCTGTCACTTTTACAGTAGGTCCAATCTGATATTCTGTTTGATCATTTGGTAATGATATTTTAGCAATCAAAGTTGCATTACCACTTGAAGTACCGTTTGCTGTAGTTCTAAATGTTACAGGATAACCAAGTTTAAATTCACCGTAAGGATTACTAATGGTAATATTAGGATTACTTTGAACCGACATAATTTGGGATTTTTGTAAAGAAGATTCACCACTTACATAAAACTGATTCCCGCCACTATTAGCTTGCCATGTTCCGGCCACACTCGATAAGATAACAGTTGAAGAATTGGAAAAAGCTACAACAGCATTTGCGCCTTGGTTTACCAAACTGACATCTGTCATATCAACTTTCTCACCTACAGAGAAGTAAATTCCAGATAATGATGAATTTGTAATTGCTATCTGAACAGATGTTAGATTGGTATTCGATATATATCCGTTTGATCCAGAAATCACAATTGATGTAGGTTCGGCGACAACCGGCATTTTATAATGAGAGTTTGCAGAAGCTGAGAAAGAATTATTAAAAGGCTGGCTGACGATAAGAGCAGTCGTGTTTACAGTGTTAACAACTCTACGGATATTACTAGTAGTGTTTGCACCGATACGAATGTATTCATTATTAGAATAACCATTGGCTGAGTCGTTAAGTTGTGTTCCAGAACCAAAGATGATCTGATTATCACAGTACATAACAGCCGAAGCTGTTTGTCCTCGAAAGCTGTGACCTGTTTGGTTCGCACCTTTTGTTAGAGCAATACGTGAACCGACAGCAGTTGCTTTCAAAGCAATAACTGTGGAATTAGCAAAGTCAACATAATAAGTTGTACCAGATGTAAGCCCACCAATAGCAGTATTACCAGTTGCTACTGTATAAGTTATCAGATCGTTGGCGGTATAAAAAGCTGTCGCAGAAGTTACGTTTGCGACCAAATAAGTTACGTTCGTATTACCAGCAGCTGTTCCGCCGGTTGCGTTAGTGATAGCTATATTTGATACTGGAATAGTTCCAGATAAAGCAAAACCTGCGCCAGTATTCGCGATTGTAAACGTGAGACTACCACCTGTTGAGTTTGTCGTAAAAGTGACGGTGGCGTTGGTTGTTGCCGATTTAACTGTTATGATATCGTTATTGTTATACCCAAGAGCGGTTCCTCCGGACAAAGAAATATTGTCCAAACGAGTAAGATTGATAACGTTATTTGAACCACTGCCAGTTCCAGCAGTCACTGCAGTATTAGAGTTGAATGTCTGTGCAGTAGGAGCCGATATTGTAAGCAAAGGAGCTACAAAATAAGAATTACCTGCTGTGGTAATATTGATAGCTGAAATCTTACCAGTGCTATTGGCTTGAGCATTAGCAACAGCACCGGTTCCAGTTCCATTTGCTGTAATCGTCACTGTAGCATTTGCTGTATAACCGGAACCATTTGATGTAATAAAAGCAATATTACAAGCCCCGACATTACCCACAGATACAGTACCAGTTTTTAAAGTTCCGGAATATGCTGTATCGACGATAGGTAGACCATTCTGAAAAATTGTATTTGCTACGTATCTTGTTATTTGTATAACAGAGGTATTCACCGCCAATACTTTACCAGAAGCACCAGTATCGGACTGTGTTACAGTTCCACCAGTATTAAAATAACCTTGAGTATACAGATAGTTTATAATATCATAAGGTTGTTCTACATAATAGCCGGTAGTAACAGTTCCTGATATATTAGCAAGATCTAGTCTTGTATAAGTGTCGAACGGTTCATTAACAACAATTTGTTTGGAAGTTCCGTTTGATCCAGCAATCTCTCGAATCTGACCAGCACCAAATCCTGATTTCAGATAGATGGAAGAGTTTACATAATAGTCATCTGTATTTGATGCTGTTAATGGAAGCTGAACGACATATTTGTTAACCATCCCACCAATGTAACCTGTTTCATAAACAAAATAACTATTTCCACCATCGATGATTTTAATGACATCGATGGAACCTGGAGTCGTGTTACCTTGAACAGCAGCATTAGTACTAACAGGGATATAATTTGCTGTAGTAAACTTAGTATTGGAAGCGGAGTCAATAGTATACATATACCTCCAAACGTAACCGTCTCCAGTTTTAAACGTACCAGAAGTAGAAGTTAGCGTTGGTTTGACGTAAGAAACCACACCGCCGTTATTATCAATACACTTATATACTTCATATTTGTCTGTGACAACATAAAATTGTTTGTTATAAAGATCACCATCGTCCTGGTCATATATACTATATACAGTATTACCTGTCCAGTTATATCTGGGTATTAAATTATTAACATCCGAGTATGTTAAAAGCTTACCATAAAGCATATCTTTATATAAGTATTGTTGAACTTGAGCAACGGAATTATTTGTGCTCAATATAGCTGTATCGTCATCACCTCCGGAACTATTAGCCCACGATTGAGGTTTGGAAGCAAACATATAATAGCCATTTCTTTTATTACGAATATCAGTAATAAAACCGTTTGCCTGATTTACATAATGATTAATTGTAAGTGTTGCCATCAGTTCGCCCAGATACCTTTTTTATTATTTATATAATTTTTACGATTGTGTCAGAGAGAAAAACTCCGGTTCTGATTCCTCGGTCGTAAGTTCATTTTTTAATCTAAAGCGACCGAATAAGGCAATCCCGGATGGATGAATTAAATCTTCCACAATTCCTTTATATACATTTAACATTCTATTGACCAAAATTTCATATGAAAAGTTTTGATAATAATAACTATCTTGAATTTTCATAATATCACTAACAAAGCCTTTATTGCTTTTCCAATAACCAGTGCCCTTGCCATCCGTATCGACTACAGCAGCACCCGTGACAACAACACCCTTATTTATTGGTGTTGTCAAGAAAACAGTATCACCAGGAGAGAATCCAAACCCTGAATCAATAAGTTCAACAGCTGTAGCAACACCTTGTGCATTAGCCACGGCAGAAGTTACAACAGCATTGTGTCCTTTAAACCCGCCAAATCCATCTGGAAATCCTTGACCTAAAACATTGGGTTCAATGATGTCTATATATGGGTTAGAAGAATAACCAACACCAGGATTAATTTGTGAAAGAAATGCAATTGTTCCAGCCTCAATTGTAACAAAAGATAAAGTATCTGATATTCTAGAATTTAAATTTGCCACAGGATTCTTAGGAAAATTCCAATTAACGCTTAAATTTGCATTTAAATAATTTGTTATGTAATCAGTATTAATATAAAGAATTTCTTTATTAACTAGACCGCCGATCTTAAATGTAGCATTAGCTCCACCGCCACCGATTACACTAAGAACAGTACCTGAAACACCATTTCCATTTGTTACACTATCACCCACATAAAAATTTAAATTATTGCTAAAATTAATCATTTGAACAAATGAACTATTTGAAAATGTAATAGTTCCGTTTGCAGTTGTATTGGAACTAGTTAATGTATCGCCTACAGAAAAAGCCCCAATGGTGCCTGAAACTACTAGATCCAAAGAGGTTGCAACTGTTATTACAGCGTTTAAACTGTAACCGCTACCGCCGTTAACAAGATTAAACTGAACTTTACCATTCTCATCTCTAATACCAGCAATTCTAGCTTTACCGGTAACGCCCGATCCTGAAATATCAACGATATCGCCTTTTTTAAATCCCAAACCACCATTTTCAATTGCTACCGCAGTCAATGATCCAAGAATAACAGGGGCGTTACTTAAAGTTATTTCTGGAACTGATTCTGAAAGAATTCTTTCACCATATTTGAATCTACCTTCTATTGACGATAGATAAAGAATATGCATAAAACGATTATTAACAATTTTCTGATTTACAGATTCAACAACAGCTTTTGCATTACGACTGCTATTATAAATTCGTTTACCAATTAATTTTTCTAAATACAAACTATCGGAAACTTCTATGTATCTAGGAACAGTCCAATCGCCATCAGAAGGTTTTAAAATAAATTCACCGGGAATATACAATTCAATTGATTCGTTAAAAACCATTCTGAATAATAATTCGTATGCACGCGGAGTTCCTTTCGATCTATAAAGATCAAGTATATGTTTAACCAATAATTTTTTATCGGCTAAAACTGTTTCTGGTATTGAGTTTAAATATGTGTTTCTGAAATACTGAATAAAGTTTGCTTCAGTTGTGTCAATATCACCATAATCAAGTAATGATCTAGAATGATATAATACTTGATCTGTGGATTCAAGCCACTCATAATATGCTTTTACAAAAGCAATAAAATTTGGGCCCTCATCTTTATAAAATAAAGGGAATTGCTGAGGTACAAAAGATGATACAAATTTTTCTATTCTAGACATCAAATTGGATTTACCTGGATCGAAAGATTTTGTAAATCAACTTGTATTAAATCGTTTCCTTTGGTTATAATATCTAGATTGTTAGGTGTAGCAAAAAACTGTATTGATGATGAATCAACAAAACCATTTACGGTAATTTTGTTTAAAGCAATTTTTCCTGTTGCATAATCTATCTGCCCTGCAACGCTATAGGTTTCTGTTTTGGATATGTTTTTTAAATATACATTTTTTGATTTGTTTACAGCATTTACTTGACCATTTGTAGATTGTACTGGGACTATAGTAATATTTAATGGGTTAAAATCGGTATATTGATAATTTTGGCCGTTACTGATAAACACAGTTGATGAAAAAGACCCTGGGGTAATTTCATTACGAAAATCAATATCAATATAGGAATCAGTATTAAGCTGAGGATTTATATTTTTTCTCAGTGAAACGTAAGTTTCGTTACTGCTAATACTTTTATCGGAATCGTTAATTGCCGCTTCCAATCTGGATAATTTAAATGTTGTATCAAAATTAATTAAGTTGTTTGAATTATAATTACTAATTGCGTTTGTTACTATATTCTTTATATCTGTTGGAGAATTAACGGTTACTTTTGGATTATAGTAAACATAAGAAGTTATAAGCAAATAAAGATAATCGGGATCAATCATTTTTGGTACTATACCTAGAGTACATTTATCCGCCAGAAAAGTTTCTATGTCTTGTTTTTCAAAATTTGATAAAGGTGCGCCTGAATATGTTGCGGCTGCAATATAAACTCTGCCATAATTAACTGACGTATTAATCGTTTCACCGCCATAAACATTTACTGCTTTAACATCTCTGTAATTCATCATTACAAGATTTTTAAAATCATTGGTTGTAATTGCTCTATCTTGTGTCTGATAATGTCTAGGAGCATTAAATCTAATTGACTCAATATCTTCTGCAGTAGATCCGCTTGATGCAACTTGAGTTATACTAATTGATGATGTTATTGAACCAATACCATTAATTGGACCAAGATTATCATCAAGAATAAAATTGGTGGAACCATCGGCACCGCCCGCGGAACTGATTCTATATGTTGAATATATGACGGAACCATTGAGAGGGTAGTTACCAAAAACTCTATCACCGAATACCAATTCATATTTGGTATCTTCTGTTGCTTGTATAAAATACACATTTGATGTTGGTGTCAGTCCGTATAGGTTTGTAGCTTGTGTATATAAAGTATTTGTTTGTCCACCATCTTGTGAAACAACGATCGTAAGACTGTCCGTATCTATATTATCGTTACTCATAATAAACCGTTGAGCTTCAACAGAAGTATCAACAACAAACGTATCTGTAATATAACTGCCGTCATATAAGTCAATTGCTGATGTAAATTTACCTGCTGATGGGTATAAAATATAAGACTGATTTGTAGTAAAAGTAAATGTATTACTACCACTTTTACCTGTAAATCTAGTACCAAATGGTATTTGGAATATTGATAAATTTGACTGAGGGAACGAAATGTTTATTGTTGCTTTAGATGATTTTGCTGATCTTGGAACATAATTCAATTCTTTTGACTTACTGATAACACTATTTCTCAATTGGGCAGAATCAAGAAATGATTCAGATACAGCCATGTTAGTATAAAAAGCATTCATGTGTGTATTATATGTCAGAATATCAAGCAATACAGACATATTTGAGCCGTCAAAATCATAATCAGCAAATTGTGATTGATTTTTGAGATAAGACTTTAATGTGGATTTTAATGTATCAAAGTCAAGATTTACAAGACTGATTGAATTATTTGCCATTCTTAACGTACTCGTCTAAGGATCAGATTTAAATTTTGTGGTGTAATGCTATTTATTATGGAAAAAATAAGATTTACCGCTAAACGATCTTCCTCTGGATAATTGTAAATTTGCACCGAAAGTAAATTTACTCTTGGTTCATGAAATCGTATAGAATTTGTTATTGCATTTCTTAAATTTTCTTGAAGAATAATATCATTTGGTTCAAAAAGGGCATGATTGACATCAGAACCAAAATTAGGATTAAATCTTCTTTCACCAAGATTTGTAAGAAGTATGTTTCTCAATGCTTGTTTTATTGACTGTTCATTCTTCAATCGAACCACATCTTTTGTGATTGGATGTGGTGTAAGATCATCAAGGAAATCTGAAAAGAGATCCGGTATTAATTTTGTTTGTGTAAAATTATCGGCTCTTGTTGACATTTTTTATCCTGATATGTTTGCTGGTGGTGTTATTTGTTCTTGAGTTACAGGTAATGTAGCTGGTATTAATCCAGCAAACGATAAAGGAAAGCCAATTAATTGAAGAAAACTACAAAATGTAAATGGTATATACGTCAATAGTGCACCGAGACCAATTCGATTGAAAAACTCTTTTACAAGTTTCATCCAATTCTCTATTAAGTATAGTGGCCACTTAACAACAAAATCTTTGGCAGCAGAGATCAATCTATTTATTGTAAGTTCAGCAGATTCCGTCACATCCTCATATGCACCACCTAATAAATCCAAAAGTGTAAATCCAAAAATATTTATTGACTTTAAAGTAGCAATTATCATTTTGTAATATTGTTCAATTGGTAAAAGTTTTGAAACAGATGCAATTGCATCTTCAATAATTGTTTCAATATCTAAAGTAACCAGGGCCACAAGTGAAGGCAAACCAAGAGATCTCCAAATTGAATTAAACATTCCGATTAATGTATTGAACGCCGCGTGTAATATGCCGGTAGCAATGTTTGTCATTTCCATCACAAACCAAGACCAAATTTCTTGTACTTGCATTTCTGGGGCTTCAAGACCGAATTCACCACTAAATGATTTCCCAAGTCTACCAACTACTGCAAGAGCACCATTTAGATTTTTTGTTATTCTTGATTTCACTTCCGCTCTATATTCGGCGTCTGTAAATAATTGCAGAATATTTACATTACCAAGAAATGGTACAGGGATTGTAACTAATCCATTGATAATTGATCCAATAATTTCCAAACATTTTGCTAGAACATAAAGTTTAAACTCATATACAATAGCTCTAGCTTTAATTTCCCATTCATATTCGGGCATTGATAAAGCACCAAAAACAGGTTTTGTTACTGAAATAGGAAAATTACCAAGTAAATCATCAATTGACTTTAATGTGATTCTAATTTGATCTGCTATTTCTTTATAACCAATTACGGTCAATATTGCTGGCAATGAAGCCATCTTTTTTAATGCTATAGCAAGATCGCCTGGCTTCGGTAAAAGAGTGTCTGGACAACCGACATCCTTAATTATATCAGAAGTGTTTATTGTCATAATTTATTATCCATTTAGAATAATCTTACTTGCGGTAACAATAGTTTTACCAACAGACGTTGAATTAACTTGGCCTTTAGAGTTGATAGTGACATCACCGGAAGATGGTTTTGTATCTCCAGCCGTTGTAAACGTAATTGATTCAGCATCAATAATGAAATTTTTACATTGGAATCTTATACTACCATCACTGACAATCTCAATATCACCATTGGAAGTTACAAACCAATTCCCAGATATTATTTCGGTTTTTGTATCTCCAATTCTTGTTACGGATTTACCAGTTATATCCTTAAATTCATTACCTTTGATTGTTGATGTATGTTTACCGCCGACTAAATCAGTCCTATCACCAACTACTTTTTCTATTAAATTGCCACCGGCTCCCAAAACAAAATTACCACCAGCTGCTGTATATCTATTGCCTGCAGTTTCTTCGCTTACGGAACCGTCTACATTGACATTCATTACACCTTTTACTTTTAAATCATAATGACCATCAACTGTAGTCGAAAAACCATCGCACATATAATAATATGATTTACCGACAGAGTTAACTACAGTTCTTCCATCTTTATCAATCTCTACATAAGATCCTTTGGTGTGTGAAATTCGTAAACTTTCCTTGCCTGGGGTATCATTAATATGAATTTCATGACCACTACGTGTAATCGTTGCTTGATTATACGGATATTCGGCTTCGAAAGTAGATGGAGGGTGACGACGGTTATTTGTATCCGACATAATTTATCCTATAATTTAAAATATTTTTCAATTTAACCACCGGGTCTTGTTAAAGGAGGTAATCCAAGTTCAGCTCTTGTTATATTATTTTGCTCAAAAACACGTCTTGCTCGTTCCGCTGCATATATATCAGGATAATTTTCACGCATGTAATTTTCAACATCACCGCTTGTTCTGCTATATACACCTTCTCTTGCCCCGGCAAGTTGATATTGAGTTGCTAATCTATCATATTCCGAGGCATAAACAGATTGTGCTTGAGCAGCAGGAGCAGAATTTGTTGCTGCAGGAGTTTCAGCAGGTGCGGTATTATTTTCACTACTTCCTTGAGCTGGTCGACCAGCAAGACCTGCATTTAAATTTTGATCTTGTCTGGCTGCTACAGCTTGTGCTTCAGCAAATTCATCAACATCTGATGATACTTGTGAAGATACCAATCTTGCTTTTTTGATATTTGTTTGAAATATTGATTGTAGACCCGAAGCAATTGTTGGGATAAGAGCGGCAACGGTTGCAATTTTATTAGCTCCACCAAATCCTGCACCAAGAATTCTTGATAAACCAAATGTCTGTGTAAAATTAAGACTACTGGATACAGCTTGTGATAATGTATTAAATGTAAGAGATCCACCACTTAATAATGTATTGCCGATTACACTTGTGAAATGATTTTGTGTTGCAAAAGAAGTATGTTCTTGTGCGTTTGCATAATTAGGTTGACCGTTTCTTAAAGTATAAACAGATAAACCAGTGGCTGGATCATTCCATTCAATATACCCGGGATGTGGATCATTTTCAACGGTATAATATTGCTGAATATAATTATCAGGTGGTGTTTGTAAAATACTAGCTGAAGCAGGTCTTGATGATGTTGCGGTAGCTACTGCGGCTATAGGAATGGTAGGTACAGAATTTAGTAGTGTTTTAATTCCTAAATTTGCCGCACCTGAAACGGCATTACCTGCTGCAGTAACAGCACCTGTTGTCAAGTTAATTACATTATTAAGACCACCGGTAATTGTACCGACAATATTATTTAATCCACCAATTACAGATGCCATAGTAAAATCTGCGGCTTTAAATAATCCTTGATTAATAGGATTGACACCACAGACACTAATATTTAATGCTTTAATAAGATCTTGTATTGCTTTTACACCAGAGACAGCTTTATTTAGCATCCCCATCAATTTGAATAAACCTATTTTATTAGCAAACGATAAAATAGCATTACGGATAGCCCCAACCGCGGTTCTAACAATACCTGAAACAATTCCTTGGACAGTATTGCCAAGAAAATTAAATATCGAATTAACGGAAATAAGACTATTATTTAAACATGGTAATGATGATAATGTTCCGAGTGGGTCAACCGCTTTTTTAATGTCTAAAACATCGCTGGTATTATCTTTACTAGCAGAAGCTGTTGTTGGTAATCCTGCATTTGCCATATTTCTTTGAACAGCGGTTGTAACATTAGCACCTTGGCTACTGTTTACAGAAGAAATACTTGCGGTACCAGAATCAATATTTGAAATTGAAACTCTATTATCATTTAATGAAGAATATGGGTTATTAGGATTGCCTTGGGAAGATTGAGGAATACTACCAGTATTTGTATTAATTCTTGGTGCACCATTAAGAATTTCATGGTCTATAGGATCACCTGCTTTGCCAATTGATCCTATGACTAATGGATATTGAAGATCATTACCGTCGGCCCAGAATCCTACAACACGAGAACCAACCACCAATCCAACAGGCGCGGATCCTATTCTACCGATAGCAGCTGAAGTTACAGATTGTGTTACTTGTGCCCATGGTAAAGCGGAATCAAGTATATTGGTTCTATCATCGTGTCGACCATATACTCTAATTTTAACTCTTCCAGATTGATGAGGATCATTTACATCGACAACTTCACCAATCCAATATATCATATTTTGACCAAGATTTCTCTCAACCATAATTTAACCCTCTCGATAGCGACCTTTTAGACATTCTACAATACACGTATATCTAGGTTTTTCTGCGACAAGACCTATTTTATGATGAATTCTTGAAATAAGAAATTTACCGGATAATAATGGATCTTCCGTAACAGTACCAGTTGTAGCTGAATTATTTGGGAAAGTACAATTAATAGTAGAACCTGGTGTTAATACAAAATCTCCTGGTACTCTTATCTTTAATGCATTTTGTAATAGTAATGCTATATATGCTTCTAAATTAGGAGTGCCTTCAGGAATATTGGTTACAGGTCTTTGTGAATTATCGATGGGTATAAATGATTGTGGTGGTATTCTTGGTTTTAAGTATCTGTTAGAAAATGCCCCTGAAACATCTGACCCGGTACCACCGTCTTTGAATTTAGTATCATTTGTTGGAACATCTATAATATTATATTCACAAGTGGTAAAATTAAATGTTGCTATCCTTCTTGGGCCACCATAAGTTACTCGATCAAGTGATGATAATGCTGTAGGTACTTGATATGATAATATATTTCTATCCAGATCGGGACTTAGTACATTAACATTTATAGCACTAGATTGTACAAAACTTTTAACCGGGCTTGTAGCAAATAAATTTTCAATTGTAACAAATTTGAATATTTGATTATCCCCATTTCTAGTTTCAAAAAATACATAAGATGATGATTGATTTTCAACTGATATGGATCTTGATTTTACAAGATTAATTGCTTTATATGGACTTAAATTACTTACAGGTAATATTTGTGGTCCTTTGGTTTGTTCCGTAATTATTTGTTTATCAGTATGAAGATATGTTTTTGCTATATCTTCAACTATCTGTGAATTTAATACGTTCTCATAACCTTTTTGTACGTATTCATTTTGTGCATACATGGCTTCAATACTGACACACTTCAGTACATACATTTTTGCTCTTTGATTTGGTAGTTGTTGACCTTCGCCACGTTCATAAAGAGCAAATTTATAATGTGCTTTAACATCACTTGGACTTACTAGATTAAATTCAACTAATTCATCACCAAGCAAACGCAAATTGCCGACAATATCTTGTGAGTCAAGAACTGTTATATCACAAACTATTCCTGGTGTAAAGATACTTTCGTAAATTGATGCTGATACAAATGATGTTGTAAGTGTCAAAGAACCACGAGGAGAAGTTATAAGTAATTTCTCTACCCGTACATCACCAATCGAAATATTATTTCCCATTTATTTTAACAAAGCCTTTAGTTCACCTGCAATTTGAGTTGAATATTGTTTCTTTAAAACTTGAATTGACTTATTTTTCTCATTAATTTCAGCTTCATATTCATAATAATAAACTGGACTCCAATAAGTTGTTTCATTTACAGGAATATTATTTGTTATAAGAGTTGCATTGGTATAAAGTGTTTTAACTCGAGTTTCTCTACCCATAATATAATGTGTGGAACCATTTTCAGTTACATTACCAGATGTGTGCTGAATTAAAAGTGGTGAAACACTTGTTTGTCCATTTGTTGTTATATACTCAACACTTTTTCCACAAACTTGACCACTTCCTATAATTGTATTACCATTATATACATCAACTATTTCATCCGTAACAAATGCAGGAGCTTCGACTGTATATTGAACAACCGCGTTTGTTGTTAGTTTCCAGTCAATCTGTTTACGTTTATAACCAAGTGGAGTCATGGAATAAAGAATATCACCATAAACTGGTTCATAAAATCGTTTCAGTGATGGATACAAACTTTGGAAAGTTATTTCAGAAATCGTACCCTCATTAATATACCAATTATTTCTATAGTACTTTATTTTTGAAGTAGCATTTGATAAACTACCATATTTCTTGGTAATAAAATCATTAAAACTTGCTTGGTCTAGATACCAATCATAATACGGGTCAATTACTTTATTCGTTATATGAAGAATCCAACCCATATATTCATCTTGATAATAACGATTTGCTATTTCATCCGGATGTTCATTTTGTTGAATATCATATGGATAATAAAAGATAGGATTATTATAAACAGAATTAAGCGTTTTTACTCGTTCCGTAATGTTACGAACTGGAGCACCATTATATCTAATAATAGGAAATTTTTCGAAATATTTTTCAGCCATTCTTTAAATTCCTAATTATTAACCTGGTAATTGTACTGTGGAAAATTGTGCGGCTTGATTAATTGCTTCACTGTTGGTTTGTACATCACGAATAAGTTGACTTGCGGGTATTGGCGCCGCATTTTCAGCAACTGTATCATTTGATCTTGTTGATGTGTAATCTCTATTAGTCCAGTATTCAATCTCTTTTAATTGTATAGTAATTGTAACTGCAGTTGGTGCATCAGTTCTTCTGTAAAAGGAAGGAGCAGAACCAGGTGCATAATTTACTGAAATACTTTCAACAACTGCAGGTTTGAATCTATACAAAAATTCACTTGAAGGATGTAAACTAACTGTTACCATACTTGGGAATGAAAATATTAAACCTATACCATCACTTATACCAGGTAATGAATGATATTGAAAAGTGGTAATGATATCTCTAACAATACCACTCTCGATTTCATTTTTAGGTATTAATTTCCAAGTAAATGTATGTGATTTAAAATTTGGTCGTTCAAATAAAACCGTTTGGTACGGATTAACTGTTAATCCGAGGTATGATCTAATTCCTTTACCTGCATTAGTATCTTGTAAACCCTGTACAAATTCCGCAGCAACTCCTTTTAAGGCTGACGTTCCAATATCTGCTACGGATTGAAGTGAAGAAATAGCACTACCTGTTTGTTCTCGATTTATTGCTGCTTGTTCCAAAGCGGCACCAACTAAAGGATCCATATCAGGTGTTGAATAACTAACTGATGTATTATCTTTTAAATTATCGGGTATAGGTAATCTAATTGTACTTTTTGATCTTAAAAATGGTGAATTATTAATTGATCTTTTTACATATTCTTGAAAAAGAAATGACATATAAAATTTGGTGGTTGTGGTTAAATCACTGGGAAATTCACTTTGTTGTTGGAATTGATTTGCCATTTCAGATCTAGAATTATAAAGATTTTGAGCATCACCATAAGCTAAATAAGCACCAGCGCCAACAGCAACACCGGTTGCAACCGCACCGACAGTTTGTACTGTAGCACTGACGACACTAGCACCTCCAGCAGCAGTAGTAAGTATACCCATTTTCCAGTCCTAGAATAAATATGATTATTCTTATTTATACTGATAATTCAAAATGGCAAAATATCTACAAGGCTTTTTCAAACCTTTAAACCCTCATAAATATAAAGGGAATCCAACTAATATCGTATATCGTTCTAGTTGGGAATTACGACTCATGTCTCACTTTGATGAGCATCAAAATGTGGTATGGTGGTCATCAGAAGAACATGTGGTTCAATATCGTTCACCAATTGATGGAAAAATTCATCGTTACTTTCCCGACTTTATTATAAATACAAGGAATAAAGAAACGATTATGATCGAAGTAAAACCTTTGGCGCAAACAATTGAACCCAAGAAACAAAAGACTCCAACTAAAAGATATATTAACGAAGTATATACATGGGGTGTAAATTCTGCAAAATGGCATGCGGCGGAAGAATATTGCAAAAATCGAGGATGGAAATTCCAAATAATGACCGAAAAAGATATTTACGGTAAATGACAGCTTATATTTTTCAACAATTATCAGAAAGAGGCCGTGCTGAAGGTATTAATGAAACCACAAAACGCAGAGATGCTAGAAGATGGTTTCAGAATGCAGCACAGAAAGTACAAAGAGTCAATAAAAATTTGATGTTGGATGATCGTGAAAATTTGGTTAATTCAATTGATGCCGAATCAATTGGTAAAATGTATATGTTTTCGTATTTGCCAAAACATAAAGAAACACTTCCTTATTATGATATGTTTCCTTTAGTGTTTCCGATCGATTTAAAAAAAGATGGATTTTTAGGTATTAATCTTCATTACTTACCACCCGTTCTAAGAGCAAAGTTAATGAATGCTATATATCAAACAATCAATAACAATGCTTATAATGATACCACAAAACTTAAAATATCATACAGTATTCTAAGCAATGCTTCTCGTTATCGATATTTTAGTCCATGTATTAAACATTATCTTGGTGCTTATGTTCAAAGCAGCTACCTAAATATTGAACCTACAAATTGGGATTCAGCATTAATGTTACCGACAGAGCAATTCAAAAAAGCAACTAAAGAACAAGTCTGGAAAGATTCAAGAGGTATGATCTAATGGCTGGATTTAACATAGCTGAATTTTCCACAAAAATTAATGAACGTGGTACGCTACAGAATAACAAATTTATTGTCAGTATAACAAAACCGAGAATATTCTCTGATGATGATTTCAACAGAATATTAGAATTTAGAGCTTCCAATGTAAGAATACCTAGTATTAATTTTGATGTACTTAGTACATATCGTTATGGTGTAGGACCTCAACAAAAAAATCCAACAAATGTAAATTTCAATGATATTACTATATCGTTTATTGAAACCGAAAGTAATTTTATTTGGAAAAGTTTTGCTTGGTGGATTAATGAAATTTTTGATTTCAGTGATCGTGGAAATGGAACCATAAAATATACATCGGAATATAAGCAATACTATACATCACCAACCATTAAAATTACTGTATATAATAATAAAGGTGAAAATGTTAATGTGGTAGTTCTTAAGGAAGCTTATCCTATTTCATTAAATGATGTTGATTTGTCTTGGTCTAATAGAAATAATTTAATGATGATTAATGTAGGCTTTACTTTCAGAGAATGGTATTTTGAAGGATTTGAAACAATTCCTGCGTATGAATCTGGTAACATACCTGGTGATAGAATATTTGCATCAAGTCAAGTTGCACCAGCAGCAGCACCCGAAAGACCAGTTACAATATTGCCTACACCACAACCTGTTATAAATCAAGGTGGTTTTGATAAAGGTGCACAACGAATTCGTTCAAATAACTGGGCGATTCGTGGTGGAAGTGCTTTTAATAATTATTCCCCCGAGCTTCAAGAACAACTGAGAGCATTAGAAAATGAACGATAATCTTTAACAATGGAGTTATATTATGCCACTACCTAAAATCAAACACCCAATCCATGAATTCACAATCCCATCAATAAGAAAAAAGGAATTGTTCAGACCTTTTCTTGTTCGCGAGGAGAAAATTCTTTTAATGGCAAAAGCATCAGGTGATCAAGGCGATATTCTAAGAGCAGTTAAGCAAGTAGTCAATAACTGTGCTATTAATAAATCATTTGATATTGATAAGATTGCCATCTTTGATGTTGAATATTTGTTCCTACGATTAAGAGCTGTTTCAATCAACAATATGGTAAAGGTTTCATATATTGATAATGAAGATACAGAAGTATATGATTTTGAAATTGATCTTTTAAAAATAGAAGTTAAGTTTCCAGAAAAAGTGGATCAAATTATCAAGGTTGATGACAAGATCACCATTGTTATGAAACACCCACCTGCATCACTATTTGATGACAAGGATTTTGCAAATTCAGGCGAAGATGTTTTTTATGAACTTATTCTCCGTTGTATTGATAAGATTTATGAAGGTGATGATGTTTATGATCCTTCCGAATACAGCAGAGAAGAGATAGAAGAATTTTTAAATGATTTAGATGTTGATGTATTTGAAAAGATTCAAACATTCATGTCCAACATGCCAAAACTCTATCATCGGATCGAATATAAAAATAAAAATCAAAAAGATAGGGTAATTGAGCTGACTTCGCTCGCCGATTTTTTTATGTTGGGCTAAATCATAATACACTAGAAAATTACTATACTTCATTATTTTCATTGGTTCAACACCATAAATATTCAATTGCAGATGTTGAAAATTTAATACCTTTTGAACGTGATATCTTTGTTGAAATGCTCCTGCAATATCTGAAGGAACTTGAAGAACAAAGGAATCGTAATGTCTGATAGTAATATTGATAATAGTGTTTTAAATCAACAGCTGGAAATACAAAATGAGCACTGGGTTAAACAGTATTGGCGTCCAGCAATGGGTTGGCTATACATGGCGATGTGTGCATTTGATTTCATAATCTTTCCTTTAATTATGATGTTTCTACCTGTTTTTACTCATGCACCATATGCT